GGTTACTCCTGTTGCTATATTATTGACATCTCCAGCAAGAGCATTAATCTCTAACCTCTGCTGTTCTATTGTGAATGTGGTTGCTACGTTTCTTAATGGCATGATGGGGATCCTTTAGTATGATGCTACAGCCCGTAGATCTTGGATCTTCGGTACAAATGCAGGGTTGTTTGATTTCATTACGACCTTAATGGCAAATGATGAGAACTCAGGAAGGTTATCAATACTATATGATAATTCTTGATATGAAGATTGCTTCTCTGTGATTCCACTAATAGAATTCTCAGCAGTTGCAATTACATCAACATCTGGTGAACCATCATCATTGAAATATACCCATTCAATATCTTCAAAATTCTCTTGTGAAGAAGATTTTTTAATCCTATATAGGACTCCAATATTTCCAACATCATTAGTATTAGCAGTTAATTTGACATTAACAGAAGTTGCAGGATTCTGTATACCAATTTCTTTAGTTACATACTTAGCAAGAGTTGAACTATTTTTTGATTTTATATCAGAGGTATAATCTATTCCATTTGTATAAGATACTTTAGATATCTCAACAAAATCTGCTTCCGATTCATCTTGACCTTCCCACGAGATATAATCACCTACACGGAATATATCATCAACTTGTGTAGCTGTTCTTATAAAATTATTTCCCTGAGTAATTGAACTTGTATAATCATTATCAATAGGTTGTTTCTGATTTGATAATGTTAATTGTTGCTCCTCAACATTCCAAATGATTACTGTTCCAGAAATTTTATCTGTGTATTTTACAGATGAATCAGATGGATATCTTCCAGTAATTGTTATTACTGGTGATAAAGTATTAGGTATTTGTGGTATTACTTCAGATATGCTTCCAAAAGCAACAGTAACACCATTACCAGCACCAGATTGAGATGTAAATGTGTCTGTAGAGAAGACAACTTTCTCACCAGGAGCAAATGAATTTACTGTACTTAATTTAACCCAGATAGTTGTTCCAGTAACTTTAACAATATCTCCAGAAGCTTTTGTAGTTTGTCCAGTTAAAGTCTGTCTTGTTGTTGATGGGGATGTGATAGATTCTCCAGCACCAGTATCAATACCATCTAACTGGAACGTATATACTTTTTTAAATTCTAATATTTGATCTCTACGACCAAATCTAGACTCACTACCAGATGCATTTTCAATTCTATTAGTAATTGTTTTAACAGAAGATCTAGACAAATCAACCAATGGTGATAAATGAGAAACAGTACTTGAAAGATCAAGTTTATATGTTAATGACCTATCAATATTATTAACTGTTTCATTAATTCTAGAAGCAATTACCTTTTGATTGATAAAGAAGAAATCTTCATTTAAGAAAGTCTTTTCATATTCAGATTGTGTATATGATGTATATGTACCAATATTGTCATCTATAGGTGAAATATTAGTTGTCTTAATAGAAGAATCAATCTTAGTTTCACTGAAAGAAATACTAGGAACAATCGCATGTAATTTTTCAAACTTTCTATTATAAGATGCTAGTACACCTGTACCACCACCAAATGCATTTGCTGTAGCTCTGTTGGTTGAAGTAATATTATAACTATCAATTCCAACATTATTCACTTGGAACAATCCTGAATTTAACTGAGAAGATGTTACTCCACCAGTAGATTCTGCTCCTTTAAAGAATACATGTGAAGTACCATCAGTACTAAATCCATTATCATAATGATTTATTTTAACAATAAAACTATTATTTTTGAATAAATCAGATGTGGCATTTGTATCAGATAAAGCATTAGTTTCAATTGAATCTAAACCAAGATGCTCATAACCAAGATCTTCATTAGTTAAATGCAATGTTCCTGTTCTAGAAACATCAAATTCAGCACGATACATCTTAAATTTAAGATCTTCAAATAAATCTTCTGTCCAACCAGTAGCTGTTTTAAAGAGAGATCCTAAAGAAGGTTGTGTTGTAACAGTTGTGCTAGTAGCAATATCTATTTCACCCAACTTAGAAGACCATGCAAGATAATCTGTTGAATCTGTTTCAAGAACAAGAGCATACTCAGTATCATTTTGTAAATAAACAGGATAATCAAACTTGAAGTTAGTTGGAACAGTTGAATTTGTTATTCCATCTTGATCAATAGCGACACCCATACGAACTGCTGGTGTATTAATATCAACTATAGAAGTAATCTCTGCTCCTGAATTACCAGTACCTGTTCCTCTAACAACAACAGAAGGAGGTTCTGTATATTCAGAACCTATAGAAATTAATTCTGAATGATATACTTTACCACCAGAAACTCTAACAGTTCCAGTTGCAGTTCCTCCACCAGGAAGTTGAGGACTCTCAATAGTTAACAAAGCTGTATCATAACTAGAACCTGTATTAGTAATACGAAGTTCTGAAATAGAACCAGAATCTTTTGCTATCTTAAGAGATAGTGTTGTATTATTTTCGTTATTAGATGCAATTAATGATGGTATAGATAGAACTTCGTCTTGTAAGAAAGACGTACCATTATTATTAGCAAGAGCTAATGTATAAACCTGATCATTATTTAAAGTGAATAATCCAACAGAAGATACAGTAACTTCAACATTATTCTTATCATATACTTTTGATACTGGACCAAAAGCACCAGAAGTTGATCCTGTTACAATTTCATCCTTTGTGATGTAAAGAGTATCACTAGCAACGACTCTTAGATATGTTTCTGGAGAAATAACTTTTTGTGTTCCTGGAAGTATATTCTTACCTGGTTTACCATTTTGAATATCAGTTATGTAAACTCTAATAGGAATATTAGCACTCTTCTGTGCAAAGAATATATCAACTCCAGTAGTAAATAAACCACCATCAAAGTTCTCAATCTTAATTGTTTGAGCAAGTGGATTTGGTTTGAATGGAATTGATGTAGTGCTATTAGTTACTTGTTTACCTTCGTTAGCTTTAAAGTATGAAGGAGTAGTAGATATAATAGAAACAGGATTTTCTGGTAATAACCCAGTAGCATAATATTTTGTTTCAGCAAAACTTTCTACACTATCTTTAGATGCATTTGAAGAACTTGATGTAAATCTTATTGTCAAAGTTCCTGTAGTGAATCTTATTTCATCACCTTCAGTATCATAAACAACATCATCAATATTACCATTCCAAACAGCATTTTCTCTTGGTGGTTTACCAGCAGGAACTAATATCACTCCACTAGCATTACCATTATCATCTGTTTTTATTGTATTATTGAAAGTAGTTAAAGAGCTACCTGCAATTCCACTATAATTTAAATCAGGATTTACCCAACGAGCAATATTTTTACCTTCCATGAATACATGGATAATAGTATTTGGTTTAAGTCTATTAATTTTAAACTTAATAGGTACAGTTCTAGCAAAGAAAGATAAAGATGTAGCAACTACACTAGTACCAACTCCTCTTGTATTAATACCTTTACCAACTTCATTATTTTGTAAACTAACATTTGATGAACTAGAAACAGAAGCATCAGTAACTCTAGCATCAGCAACATTATTATTAACATCACCAAAAGATCCTATATTAAAGAATGCTTTATTAGCTCCAATCCAATTAATCTTATATGAATTATAAAGACTTGAGAATGCATCTCTAATCTCATTCTTAGCAAGGAAGATAGAATAAAGATTGGTATTATTATCTTTAACAAGAGGTGCTACACTAGTATCATACCAAGAATCTGTGCTAGGACTAATAAATGAATCTCCAACATATTGAATAACAACAAATGGGTTAGGATTTATAGTTTTAGTAGCAAAGTCATTTCCAAGTAATTCTAATTCAGTATATGGAAGAGTAATACGATCTCCTGTTCTCTTATATCCAGAAATGGATCTTTGATCATCTCTAGTATTAACTTCTTCTAACTTAAATGAATCCTCTTTAGATTGTGGTCTTAAAACAGACTGCTGTGTATCAACAGAACACTTATAATCAAGAGACTGAAGAGATCCTATACTATGAGTTTCAAAGTTATCAACTATAAAACCACTCTTAAATTTCGTCAGACCTACACTATCAGTGATCTGCATATTCAATGCTTGCTGCTCAAGTATGCTTAATGTTGTGTAATATTCTAATCTCTCAATACGTTTTTCAAGCTTACCAATGTCACGCATTGTATAACGCTTGTTATCAACAGGAACAATCTTTACATCCTTATTAGATGTTGTAAAAGCAGGTACATAAACATAATATAGTGGCATAGAGTCACTTATTAAATCTGGTTTAGATGGATTTAATGAAGAATTACCTTCCTTAATAATAAACTGACCACTCTTATTCAAGAATACAGCATCAATTCTATCAAGATATTGAGATTGTGAAAAACCAAAAGTATATTCTAAATTAGAATCGGGTGCAGGAGTACTACAAACAATACCACCAGCACCAGTAAATGATCTTGTATTACTAGCAGATAGTAATGATGTATTTAAGAAACCAGATATAATAGCATCATTATCAACTTTAGGTCTAAAATCAAGAACATCACTTAAAGATACTTTACCTATTGCTGGAGAATTATAAGAAGGAATCTCTTCTGGACCAACACCTGCTTCATGTAAATAAGAATCAACCGTACAGAAATCTCCAGAGGTGTGATCAAAATAATCAAAAGCAATCAATAATTTACCAGATGGAACATCATATCCAGGTTTTAATATAATTCGTGAAACATCGTAGATTGTGTCTCTCTGTCCATCATCAAATGTATATCTTGATGTAACATCAGTACCAGTAATAAGATTACCATTCTTATCTGCAACAGGAGCTTCTGTTATAGATCCTTCATAAACATACTTAAGTTTATATGCATCAGCATAACTATATGTTTCAATTGCATCAGTATCATAATCCCTTCCACGGAAAGGAATAATAGTATCACCAATAGAATCAATAATAATTCTCTTATCAATAATTGCTGTTTTAAGTCTTGGTTTTGCTTTACTTACTTCCAATGTAGCAGTAAGCTTTAATTTTGGATAATTTGTATACGAACCAGTTCCACCAAAATAAGTAGAAGGAAGATCCAATCTTACACTACCAGCAGTTAATCCAGTTGCAGAATCAGTTGATGACTCAATAACAACTTGTTCTGAAGTAACATATACAATATCACCCTTAGAAACATCGGGAGCATCACCTGGATCAAGAATAGTAACTAAGAAATTACTTTCACTAAATGAAACAAATCTCTGAGTACCAAATGGTAAAGGAGCAGAAAATGTAATTTTACCAGAACCACCAACACCTTGTGCAATAAAATCTCTTCTAAGATAATACTTAATCTTAGAATCTTCACTATTAGCTACAATTGAACTAACTTGATTAGTTCCTGTTTTATATAAAAGAGAACCTTGATTAAAATTATCAATTGATGGACGTACTCTTACAACACTAGCATTAACAACAGGAGAAGCAAGAGAAGAATCCAAATAAATTCTAGACTTTAATACACCATCAGATCTTGTTCCTCTTTGTACTATAGAACGTATTACATTATTTGCAGAATCAGTAAACTGTATCAAATCACCTTGCTGAATAAATGTAGTTGAATCTCCACCAAATCCATTACATTCAATGTATTTTCTTCCTTGTTCTCCACTAAAAGTGAAGTCAGTAACAGATACTATTTCAGAATACTTCTGCTTATTTAAATCAACATCAGAAGTGAATACATGGGTGTTAGCACCACCAGCACCAAATTCAGAATATAATGACTTAACATTTTGTGGTGTATAAGTTGTTACTGCGTTCCTAATCAAAACTGGAACCACAACAGCAGCAGCAGGTGTTCCTCCAGCAGCTGCTTGTTCTACAGTGACAACTGGTGGTTGTGCATACTGAATAGAAACACCAGCTCTATTTTTTATAGTAGCATTAACTATACCACCACCACTACTAAGAAGTAGTTCAATCTTAGATCCATCGTATTCAACACCATTAATTCTAAGAGTAGTTCCTGTTACATAATCTTGTCCTCTTTTAGGAACAATGAAATGAGAAATAGTATTGTCTTTTGCAATTCTTAAAGTATTATTTGATTCATCTTTAATAGTTTCACCCGATTTAAATGTTCCAAATAAAGTCTTGACCATTAAGGTCTTATGTGATGTATATTTGGTACTAGAAGATCCTTCTACAACACCATAAGCACCACTATCAAGACCATAAACATATTGTCCAGGAGTAAAACTATCTACTACTGTTATTGGTTCATCAAGAATAATTTTAGTGAAGAATTGAGGATCAAAATAAGAAAATCCAAACGTAGTATTGTAAGATGGATTTCCTTGAGAAGTTCTTCCTTTTGAAATAACTACATCAGTATCTGGATTAAAACCATCTCCTTTTTCAATAAATGTAAAATTACTTGGTTTTGCTGTTCCTATTACTGGGGTAACTGTTTCATTATAATCAACTATTCTACCAAAAGGTGTTGCAGATACTGCTTCAGCATCTGCTTTAGTTCTAAAGAATTGTCTGAATAAATCAGCTGACCCTGTATCATACTCTAAAAGATATTCATCAAGGATATCTTTCTCACCAGTAACAGTTAATTCAAGGTAAGTAACACTAGTAGAAGAATTAGCATCCATTAAGCTAACTTCAGAATATCCAATAACATCAACCTTTGCTGCTATGGCACTAGAAGTTGCTGTAGATCTTGATTTTGTAATCCACAATCCAGTTAATGAAATGTGATGTAATCTTTTATCAAAATTATCTGTAACTACTGGAGTTGAACTTGTTATATCTAAATTATTTAAATCTATTGAAGGATCAATATTAACATATATTGTTTTGACTGCTGTGTTTATATCAAACAGTTGTCCTCTACGAGATATAGTTTGTTTTTTATCTGTATCTAATTCACTTCCATTTAATCCAACACTTCCATCACTAAAAGTTGATGTTAAAAATACATTTGGGTAAGCAATAAGATCCGCACCTTCAGAATTTAAAGGAACACTACCCCAAGTATTTGTAATCTTATATGTTGGAAGACCTGTTGTTTTTAAACGTATATCGTCCCTACCAAGTGTTTCTCTTGCTTTATCAATAGGAAGATATTTTGTTTCTGTATTAACAATCTCAAAACCTTTAACGTAAGCTTTACCAGGTCCAATACTTGCTACTAATTTATTCTTAGCATCATTGGGTGATAATCCATTTACTGTTCCAATATCATCAAGAGAATATACTCCAAGATTTCCATCTTGTTGATAATACTCCCTTACATCCAAAGAGAAATTATCAACAACATAATCACCAGACTCATCATAAGTTCTTCTAGCAAGAGTATTCTCTAACAGATTGTAGTCCGTTTGTACTACTTGACTTTGTACAGAACCTCTCTTGATTGATAATAATTGAATGAAATTCTTATCAGTAATTTCATTCAACGAATACTTAACTAATTGGAGATCTATTTTTAATCTATTTGCTCCAGGAGAACTATAATTACTAGATCCTATTGCATTATCATACAATGATGCGTCTTCTTCAGAAGTTACAACACTTTCTAAAATCTTAAATCCTACCTTAGCAGAAGGAGAATTATAATACTTATCAACTATTAATAATTGTTCTGCTGTTCTAACAAAATGTCCATTTACAAAGTAAATACCTTCTTCTACTTTAACAGCAGAAGCATAACCCATTGCAGGACTCTCTAACGAGGTTGTTTCGCCTGTATCAGGATTAGTAATAGAAATACTAGTAGGAAGTACACTACCATCGGTTCCAACCACTAGGAGTGGTGTATTAACGCCATCTACGACCTCTAGGGTCTCACCTTGTCGGAATGTATCCTCATTACCTGCATCACCACTATTTGTATAATTTACAAATATAATATCAGAAGTAGTTTCTGTAGCTATATCAGATTCAACTACAATACCAGTAACACCAGAAGTTAATCCTTTTAAAGATTGACCTTTTAATTGTGTAATATCATACTTCTTATAAACTATCTTTCCATCCTGATTTATAGGTATCTCAGATACGGATGATAATTTAACAAAATTAAGTTTGTTATTAAATCCAACTTCTCCTGGTATTACCAGTTCACCTTGCTTAAAAGCATATTTACCAAAACTTTCAATTTGATTTTGCAGGATAGACTGTAACTGGGTTAACTCCCTCGCTTGGATTGAATATCCAGGGCGAAAGAGCACCTTGTAGAAGTTCTTATCCTGTGAAAAATCATCGTAGTATGGAGCTACATTTAGGTTAGTCTTCTGAGGCATCTCACTTTATCTCTAGTTTTTGGGGATAAGAATCAGAATTCAATTACAAGTTTAATGTCCTCAATCTGGTCAGGAGCACGTGTAATCTGTCTTCTATTCTCTATGTATACTATATCTCCAGAGTTGGGTTCAATCTCAGGATTTGAAAGACCTTCTACGAATGAAATATCAGTAACAACGACAGGTGTTCCTACAGTACCCGTTGCTGTATCAACGGTTCCAGAAGCAGTAGAAGTAGCACCAACTATAGCAACAGTAGCATCTGCTGCAAATGCATGTACTTTACCACCACTAGTATGAACATCTGGAGACTGATAATATTTTAGAATGCCATCAGTAGAATCCCAAGATACGACAGTACCTTTAGATGTACCACCTGCATTAGCCTGTGAGATAACTTCATCAACAACATAATCTGCTGT